GTGCAAATGGCAATGTAACAGGTGGCAACTTGCTAACTGCTGGATTGATAAGTGCTACAAGTACAATCACAAGTGCTGCCAACATTACAGGTGGCAACTTGCTAACTGCTGGATTGATAAGTGCTACAAGTACAATCACAAGTGCTGCCAATATATCTGGTGGTAATGTCTTAACTGGTGGACTTGTGTCGGCTACTGCCAACATTACTGGTGGCAATATCTTAACTGGTGGCGTAGTATCAGCAACTGGTAACGCTACATTTGGTAATATCAGCACCAGTGGATCAGGCGGCAACATCAGTGGCGCCAACGTAATTTCTAGTACAACACTCAGCGCCACAGCCAATGTGATTGGCGGTAATGTAACAACTGCTGGTTTGGTTACTGCTACAGGTAATATTACCGGTGGCAACTTGACCACAGCAGGTTTGATTACAGCAACTGGAAACATCACTGGTGGTAACGTAACAACTGCTGGTTTGATATCGGCAACTGGCTCAATCACCAGTGGTGCCAATATCACTGGTGGTAATGTACTAACAGCAGGATTGATAAGTGCAACAGGCAATGTAACAGGTGGTAACTTGTTGTCCGGTGGTCTTGCATCAATGACTGGCACCGTTACAGGTGGTAACTTGTTGACTGCTGGTATTGTATCAGCAACTGCTAATATCACAGGCGGTAATGTACTAACAGCAGGATTGATAAGTGCAACTGGCAACGTGACTGGTAACTATATTAATGGTAATGGCTTCTTTTTAACTGGAATTATTACCAGCGTGGCCAACATCAACAATGGCACATCAAATGTGAACATTGCCGCTGCCAATGCCAACGTAACTGTTAGCGTAAATGGCACATCAAATGTGGCAGTATTTGCTTCAACTGGTGAGTATATCACTGGTTTGCTGAGCGCAAGTGGCAATGTCACAGGAGGTAACATAACAACTGCTGGTTTGATATCAGCAACCGGCTCAATCACCAGTGATGCCAACGTAGTCGGTGGTAACTTGACCACAGCAGGTCAAGTGTCAGCAACTAGCAACATAACTGGTGGTAATGTATTGACAGGTGGACTTGTTAGTGCTACTGCCAATGTAACTGGTGGCAACTTGCTCACAGCAGGCATCATAAGTGCCACAGGCAACATCCGTGGTGGTAATGTTACTGCTTCAAACTTCTTCTATGCCAACGGTATAGCAATTGTAAACTACACAGCAAGTACAACACCTCCTGCCAGTCCAACAACAGGATGGCAATGGTACAATACTTCAACTGACGTGTTGTATGAATACATCACTGATGGTGTTACTCCATACTGGGTTGACATATCAAGTCCTGCATTTGCTGGTGGCGTAGTTGCCAACGTATCAATTGCAGGTAGTATGTTGGTCAATGCCAATGCCGCATATGACATCGGTAGTTCAGGACAGGTATTCCGCGATGTATACGCCACAAACTATTATGGTAACGGTGCTACACTAACTGGTATCATTACCTCAGTAAGCAACATCAACAATGGTACATCAAACGTCACAGTAAACGGTTCTGGCGGCAACATCACACACTCGGTGGCTGGTAATGCCAACATTGGTGTTTGGTATGGCAGCGGATTGAGCATCACTGGTGACTTGACTGTGACCGGTAACGCTACCCTGAGCGGCAACATCTTGGGCGATAGAGTACAAAACGGTACAACCAGTATTGATATTCAAACAGCCGGCGGCAACGCCAACGTCAACATTGGCGGTACAGGCAACTTGGCGGTGTTTGCTCCAGGCAACTTGTTCATGACAGGTAACATTACGCCTAGTGCCAATATCACATACGACTTGGGTACAACAAGCCAACGTTGGAAAGATTTGTGGTTGAGCAACAGCACAATTTATTTGGGCAACGCTCAAATTACTGCCAATGCTACCGCAGTCACAATTACCAACCCCGCAGGCGGTACAACAGTGTTGGCCGGTGGCAGTGGTGCAACTTCGGTAACTGGCGCAACTGTGAGTGCCAGTGGCAACGTCACTGGTGGTAACATCTTGACAGGTGGATTGATTTCTGCAACTGGTAACATCACTGGTAATTATGTACTGGGCAATGGTAGCCTGTTGACAGGTATCGATGCTACAGGTATTCAAAGCGGCACATCAAATGTCAAAGTTGTAAGTTCCGGTGGCAATGCTACTATCAGTATTGGTGGATCAAGCAACGTGGCTGTGTTTGCTACAACTGGTGCTTTTATTACTGGTGTAACTAGTGTAAGCGGTAACGTCACTGGTGGCAACATCTTGACAGGTGGATTGATTTCTGCAACTGGAGCAATACAAGTTGGTGGAGACATGAGCCTGATAGGTAACATTGTTGACACCGGTACATTCTGGCTCAACACCACCAGCAACGGCAACATCAACTTCAACCCCAACGGCTCTGGACAAACCAATATACCTGCTGGTATTTTGAGTGTGACTGGTAACATACAAGGTGGTAATATTCTAACTGCCGGTATCATGAGTTCAACTGGTAATGCTATACATGGTAACTTGACAGTGTCAACTGGCACAGTTACAGTGGGCAACATTGTCAACGCCAATGGTAACGCAGTGGGCAACATTGGTAGTTCCAGCAACTACTTCAACACCATATTTGGTAAAGCAACCACAGCACAATACGCTGACTTGGCTGAAAATTACTTGGCTGATGCGGTGTACGTGCCTGGAACTGTGTTGGATTTTGACGGTGCTCAAGAAGTGACGCTAAGTACTCGTGATTACAGCAAGCGTGTTGCAGGCGTAGTGTCTACTAATCCTGCTCACTTGATGAACTCCACCCTGGATGGGGCTCACGTGGTTGCTGTGGCTTTGGTTGGTCGTGTGCCAACTCAAGTAACTGGCACAATCGCCAAAGGCGATTTGATGGTATCTGCTGGAAATGGACGTGCGCGAGCCGAAGCCAATCCTGCAATTGGTACCGTTATTGGTAAAGCATTGGAGAACTTTAGCGGCGGTGAAGGCACTATCGAAATCGTGATTTGCATGCAATAAAGGATAGAAAATGGCCTTCCCAGTAGCGCCGACAAACGGCCAAACTGCTGTTGTTAACAACATAACATACCAGTTTTCCAACGTCGGCAACACGTGGACACGCATACTGTCCACGGCCAACATCATAACTGCCAACGCACTGGTATCAAACGGCATAATCAGTGCCGCTGGCAACGTTTCCGGCAACTACATCTTAGGCAATGGTGCGCTATTAACTGGCATCACTACTAACCCCAGTAACATATCCAGCGGTACCTCTAACGTCACAGTAGTAAGTTCAGGCGGCAACGTCACTGTTGGTGTGGGTGGAACTGGCAACGTAGCAGTATTTGCCACAACAGGTGAATATATCACGGGTGTCGTAAGTGCGTCAGGCAATATTACTGGCAATAATTTAAGTGCCACCTCCAACGTTGTTGGCGGTAACTTATTAACTGCTGGCTCAATTAGTGCTACAGGAACTTTAAGTGTTAGTGGTAATACCACAGTGGCCAACGTCAGTGCTGGTAATATTTCAGCAGGTAGCCTAAACACCAGTGGATTAATCAGCGCCACTGCCAACATCACCGGTGGTAATGTGTTAACTGGCGGCATAGTAAGTGCTACATCCAATGTAACTGGCGGTAACTTGCTCACTGCTGGACTAATCAGTGCCACATCAACAATTACTTCGGCAGCCAACATCACAGGTGGTAATGTCTTAACAGGTGGATTGGTAACTGCAACTGGTAACATAGTTGGTGGAAACATCTTAACTGGTGGATTAGTAAGTGCAACATCAACAATCACTAGTGCCGCCAACGTAACTGGTGGCAACATTTTAACTGGCGGATTGATATCAGCAACTGGTAACGTAACAGGCAACTATATTCTTGGTAATGGTGCGTTACTGACTGGTGTTATCACAAGTGTGGCCAACATCAACAATGGCACAAGCAATGTCACAGTAGTAAGTTCGGGCGGCAACATTACCGTTGGCGTTGGCGGAACTGCAAACGTGGCAGTATTTGCTTCAACTGGTGAATATGTAACTGGATTAATATCGGCTAGCGGTAATGTTACTGGTGGCAATCTGCTAACAGCAGGGTTAATATCAGCAACCAGCACAATTACCTCAGACGCCAACATCACAGGTGGCAATGTTCTAACTAGTGGATTGATTAGTGCTACATCAACTATTACTAGTGCCGCAAATATTATTGGCGGTAATTTATTAACAGCCGGATTGATCTCAGCAACCGGTACCGTCACTGGTTCGAGTCATCTTGGTGCTGTGGTATCGGTTACTGCCAACGTAACTGGTGGTAACTTGCTGAGTGCGTCCATTGTATCAGCAGTGGCTAACATCACGGGTGGTAACATCCTAACTGCTGGTCAAGTCAGTGCCACTGGTAACGTGGTTGGTGGCAACGTCAATACCAGCGCATTACGACCACTCAGCGGTGCGTTGACAATCAGCACAGTCGCTGGTAATCTTAACCTGAGCCCAACCACAGGCAATATTGTTGTCAACAGTACATATATTAATGGTGTAAGTGATCCAGTTCAAGATCAAGACGTTGCTACTAAAAAATATGTTGATAACTTTGCCACAACTGCTATCACGTATCACCAAGCAGTGACAGCGGCAACTACTACTACCCTGGCCACTACCACAGGTGGTACAATCACTTACACCCAGCCCAATGGGGCATCAAATGGTATTGGTGCGTTGTTGACCACAACTGGCTCATTCAACTTAGTTGACACAGCCAACGTTCAAACGCTTGGCACACGTATTCTTGTCAAGAACGAAGCCAATTCTGTATTCAATGGCGTGTACACCTGGGCTAATGCTACAAATATTGTGCGTTCAACTGACACTGACGAATATGGCGCAAATAGTGTTACACAGATTAGTTTAAATGATTACTTTTTTGTCACCAGCGGTAATGTCAATGCTGGCAGTGCTTATATCGTAGATGCACCGTCGGGTACAATCACGTTTGGCACATCAAACATTACATTTGCTCAGTTCAGTTCAAGTCAAGTTTACACAGCCAATACCAGTGCTGGTATTACATTAGTTGGTACTGTAATCTCTGCCAAAGTTGACGGGACTACTACAGCGTTTGACGGTTCAGGCAATATCAGTGTCAAAGCGTCGGCTAACCTTACCACTCCCAACATTGGCGCCGCAACTGGTACAAGTTTAAGTACAACTGCCAACATCACTGGCGGCAACATCTTAAACAACGGATTGATATCAAGTACTGGTAACAGCACAGCAGCCAACTATTTGACTGGTGGACTAGTGACTGCTACTGGTAACATCACTGGTGGAAACATACTCACAGCAGGAATACTCACAGCCACTGGCAATATCATTTCAGTTGCCAACGTTTCGGGTGGTAATTTAATCACAAGCGGTATAGTTACAGCAACAGGCAACGTAACTGGTGGTAACCTACTCACAGCAGGACTAATATCAGCAACTGGTACTGTAACTGGATCATCGTTTAGTGGCGCTGGTACTGGATTGACTGGAACAGCATCGTCATTAACGGTGGGCAGTGCTGCCACAGCAGGCACAGCAGGCACAGTAACCACATCGGCTCAGCCAAACATAACAAGTGTTGGTACACTAACTTCATTAACTGTTAGTGGCAATGCCACAGGTGGTAACATTCTAACTGCTGGACAAATTTCAGCAACAGGCAATATCACTGGTAATTATTACATTGGAAATGGTGCGTTTTTAACCGGACTCAGTGCTGGCTCTGCTTCTAATATTGCTAACGGTTCTACCAATATTACCATTCCGGTATCTTCGGGCAATATTGCCATGAGCGTGTCTGGTCAGTCAAATACTGTGGTTATTAATCTGGGTAGTTTGACCATGTATGGTACATTTGCAGGGCCAAAAACGCTGAGTGCTAACGTATCAGTAGCAGATAGCGTAAATGCTTTGTTATTGGGCCCTGTAAGTATAGGAGCAGGATATCATATTGATGTGCCTGCTACATCAACTCTATATGTTTACGCACCATAAATACAGGCAAGGATAATTTTTATGGCACTAACACTAGACGGCACAACAGGAATATCAGCAACAGGAAACATCTACGGTAATAACATAATTGTTACCAACAGCCTCACTGCTGGCACTTTTACACCCTCTGTGCTCAGTTCCACAGGTAATGTAACTGGTGGAAACTTGCTCACAGGTGGATTGATATCAGCAACTGGAAGTCTTACTGCTGGAAGTGCAACAATCAATGGTGATTTAACAGTTACTGGTAATGCCAGTTTAACAGGTAATATTGTTGCTGATAAAATTGTCAATGGAACCACAGAAATAGCAATTCAAACAGCCAATGGCAATGCAAATGTCACAGTAGCAGGCACAAGTAATGTAGTAGTTTTCACATCTGGCGGGATAAACATCACTGGAATTTCAAGCGCATCAGGCAACGTAACTGGTGGTAACATATTAACTGCTGGATTAGTATCTGCAACTGGCAACGTAACTGGCAACTATTTACTGGGCAACGGTACTTTTATTACCGGTCTAAGTGCCAGTAAAATATTCAACGGAACGTCAGAAGCCAACATTGGCACGTCGGGTGGCAACGCCAACATCACAATTGGTGGTACATCAAACGTTTTTGTTGTGGCCACAACCGGTATCTACACAACCGGTTTGAGTAGTGTTACTGGTAACATAACTGGTGGTAACTTGTTGACAGGTGGATTGATCAGTGCCACATCAACAATCACCAGTGCTGCCAACATAACTGGTGGTAACTTGTTGACAGGTGGATTGATCAGTGCCACAAGTACAATCACTGGTACAAGTCATTTGGGTGCCGTAGTATCAGTAACAGCCAACGTAACAGGTGGTAACTTGTTGACTGCTGGTATAATGTCAGCAGGTGGTAATATTTTTGCCGCTAATATCATAGTCGCTGGAGGTTTTTACGACACTGGTGATCATCTAATTACCAGCACGGCTGCCAACGCAAACGTTGTTTTGACCCCAACCGGTACTGGTATTACCCAGAACAATGGTGCATTCAGCGCAAGTGGCAACGTAACAGGTGGTAATGTATTAACTGGTGGCCTGATCAGTGCCGCAGGCACAGTAACTGGTACAAGTCATTTGGGCGCAGTAGTATCAGTTACCGGTGCCATCACAGGTGGTGCTATCACCGGTTCAAGTTTGACTGTGTCAACTGGTAATATCAGTGGCGGCAATATCAACAACAACAACTCAAACGGAGTTGGAAACATTGGTAATTCAACTGTTTATTTCAACACTGTGTTTGGCAAAGCAACCACAGCACAATACGCTGACTTGGCAGAACTTTATTCAGCAGATGCTAATTACACTCCTGGTACGGTCTTGGTATTTGGTGGCAACAACGAAGTAACTATAGCAACTGTGTCAGCCGATCCGCGAGTGGCTGGGGTAGTCTCTACTAACCCTGCGCACTTGATGAACAGTGTGCTTGAAAGTGAACACAAGGTAGCAGTGGCCTTGACAGGTCGTGTGCCAACTCTGGTTGTGGGTACAGTACGCAAAGGTGACATGATGGTCACAGCCGGCAACGGTGCCGCACAGGCCAGCGCCGCACCTGCTATGGGCACAGTAATTGGCAAAGCACTGGAAAATTTTGACGGTGTGTCGGGAACAATTGAGATTGTGGTTGGCAGACTATAAAGTCTGTTCTACCTGCTGTATCTTTTGCTGAACAGCATCAATATTCATGGTGTTCCATAATCCTGGATGCATGGGCTTGGGCCATGTGCCAGCATCAATCCAAGCATAACCCATGTGTTCATAGTTGAGTCTAGGAGTGAACTCTGCGTCTACAATACAAACCCAGGTGTGATATTCAAAAGCCAAATCCGCTGACGTAAACTTTTCTAATGGAATTAGTCGTAAGTATGTGGGGAAGAATCCCAGTTCTTCGATGCACTCACGTTCCATGCCACCCAACAGCGTTTCGCCTGTTTCAATTTTGCCACCAGGCAGTCCCCAGGCACCTGGGTGTTTGGTATCGTTACGTAACAGATAAAGATAACGTCCTGTGTCCCTGCTACGGAACCACACACCCACTGCCTTCAAAGCACTAGACTCCATGTTCCTCCAACGTAAACACCTTGATAACTTTTAACCCATTCCGTGCCAGTCCACTCGTATTGAACACCTGTTGTGATGTTTGTGACATATTGAACGGTGTTGGCTTGTGCTACACTATTAAAAACAATTCGCCAGTAAGTACCAGTCCATTCGATTACATCATTGGCTGATGCCACTAATGGCTGTCCTGCTGAACCGAGCCATGCTTCAGCGGGATAGGTGTTGATTCTTGAACCAGTGGCATCAGTTAACAAATAGCGTTGCCCCACAGCCGGTGCAGGTAATCCATAATTGGGACCGGATATCAACGGGTCAATGATAGCAGTAATAGGATCTAGTGTGTTTTGTGGTGCTGTGTCTTGGTCAATATCATAAATCAACAATCGATCATCGTTGGGATTTATAACAATGGTGCCCACAATTGTGGTACCGTCTTCTTGATCTAGCCGTACTTGACTGATACCTGGTCGTAGTACACCGTATGCATTGATCACAGCCGGCCACAATAGGCTACTGCCTGCTACAATTTGCGTAGGAGTTAAATCTTCGTTCGAACCGTTAGGCACAATAGTGCGACCCTGTAAGCATTGTATCTGATTGCCAATCACCACAATTTCGTAGTTCCAAGGAGTCACAATGACTCTGGTTCCCAATAACAAGTCATTGTCTGTCACTGCATTGCTTAGATCACCTTGAGCATCGTACATGCTCATGATCACCCGTTCGACCACGCCCAGTTTCTTGACCTTGGCTGGCGAACTGATCCAAATTGGCAGGCTAAATTTGATAGTGGCCATGTCAATAGGATTCTCTGTACCAATTGGCACAGTCCTCGAAGTCCAGGTCACTGACTCTAGGTCAACCACGCTCAAACTGGTCCAGTCAATAAAGTTGTCTGTGCTCTGCACTTCCAGGCTGGGGTTGAACAAGGTCAGTATCTGTTCCAACAACTGCATTTTTTGATTGGTATTTGACGTCCAGATGTCCAGTGTAATACCCAGTTTGTATGGCACAGGCATTAGACGTTCTACTGTGAATGCATTGCCTTGTGTTGTTTCAAATGAGTCAGTTTCAGTATCATAAGTGCGTTGACGCACA